CACTTGGCATACAAAGTAAAGGGACGAAATGGTGTCCAAACGTCGAGCAGTTTTGCTCCAATGCACAGGACTTGGGTATTGATACCAGAGTCATAGTCATAGGTAGGGATCAGAACATACTCCATAATCAACAAACTAGAATACGAGAAGAATCCACCACAAGACACTTCCTAGATCAATTACCTAAATTCAAAAATCCACAATTCCTTAGTTACGAATTGTTATATTTGTATAAATCAGAATATTTGAAGTCATTAGACATAGGTATACCAATAGCATGGTACGATGATAGAGTAAATGAAATACTAGAACAAGATGCGAATGCAAAGTATATCGGATATGTCAAAGAGAATCCTCTTGACGATGGTAATAAGACTGGAGTTCCCTTTCCATGGAATCCAAACAATCCAGAGTATCGAAAACCAATAACAAAAGAGACGGATCATGCCTACGATGAAGGATCGAATGGGAAATGCTGCTAGGATTTGGAAATATGCACTCGGATCATTCTCAGACGACAGAACAAAAGAATATGACAATCACGTACTTGTGGTACGGTCTGTTATATTTTTTACCTACCTCATTACTAATTGCTTTATTATTAGCGGAGTAATCCGCCACTGGAATGCCAATGAAAAAACTACTGATTGTGACAGGACCTCAGGGATCTGGGAATCACCTGTTCGCCAGAATACTATCTCTACACCCCAACGTGGTTGGGTGGGAGAGTCTACATGATAAGTATTGGGTTCCTAGTGATGAAGAACCATTTGCAAGATACTGGGTACATCCAGAAGAACTAGAATTTCCTGAGGGTGATTTCTTCTGTGCTAATGTCAGTGTGCCTTTCTTCTATGATGGTGTCAGACAAGTACCAAAAATAAAAGAGGTTGCACAGAAAGCGATATCGCTAGGTGTACAACCTATCATTGCAGTTATTGTTAGAGACAGAAATATAAACGAACTACAGCAAGTAAGAGTGGGTGGTGAGTGCACCATGGACACTGCACTAGAATACTATAAAGATATGGCAGTACACTTCATAGATCACGAAGCATTCTTTCTATACAAAGAAAAGTATGTTGAGTACCTTGGTCGTATGCTAGAATTTCCAGTCATAAAAGAAGGCATCGACAACTTTATAAGCGTCGATGCCAACCATAAGTATGTCTTTCCCTGCAAGAAGCATTGGTTAGACGATGAGATCCGTAAGGGTCGTAAGACCTTTAAACAACGGCTAGAGGAGTAGCAGTGTTCTTGTTGCTGATCTCTAGGAGATCTGCTCTCATTTTCTCTACAAGTCCAAGTACATGTGCTTGAAGATCTTCTTTACCCTCAACAATTTTGGAGAGTGTACGTCCACCTAAGTTTGAGTGGAATCCTTCATCTTTAGCAATAGTTGCATAACGTGAGGAGATAAATCTATCTTCTACACAGTCTGCCATTTCGTTCCATACTGCTTCTGCTCTTCCTTCTGCTACCAATTGGTATGCAGCAAGTGCAGCTTCATCTTCTGATGCTTCATACTTCTCAAGAAGTGATGCACCTTTTGCCTGAGGTTTTTCTGCCTCTTCAGCAAATGCAGCAGCAACATCTAGTTCTTCACCAGTGATGTGCTCGATTACTTCCTTTACCATACGGAAGTGCTTTGCTTCGTCCATAGCTTGACGGCTTAGTAGTTCTAAGTCTTTTACGTCAGTAGAAGGATCTGCGGATGCAACTTGACCAGCGATTGCGTACATGTTCTGAGCTTCGTTGACCATACGTCCACGGAAGTGCTCGACAAGATACTCATCAGATGGTTTCGATGCAAAGAAACGACGAACGTTTGAGCGTGATGCTTCAAACAATTCTTTGTTTCCTTCCTTGATCTTCTTGACGAAATCTGTTCCAGAAAGCATTTGTAATTACCTATCTACAGTGTTATTTAGTATATATGAAGAAAAGTCGTTTGTGACCTTGTTTCACTTGCTCAGTTTCAAGACACTTGATAGTGTAATTAAAACGTGATGCAATATTATTTATCTTTTTTTCTGTCCATGGAAACCAAGTGATGTCAGTGTCTGACCAGTCATGCGGTATGCCAGGATTGACTCTGAAGATTGCTTCTTTCCTCCAAAGTCTGTGCAGCACATCAATCTGGTGATCTATAGTTTCTTCGTCACCAAAGTTTATAGATCCCAGACAAAGTGCAATCTCAGATGTAGGACCTTTGTAGTCCTCTAGTGACACCTTGATATCTGCAGCATCGTTGTATGGATCGATACCGATTAGATTTTTTATTTTACCCTTGAACCTGTTGTATCCACACCCTATGTCTATGACACTGGAAGGTGTCTGATCATTGACATAATCGACCAACTGATAGCCAGAATACTGAAGGCATTCAAAATTTTGGTCTTGCCAGATCCCACTAAAATACTCACTCAGTTTTTTCTTCAAGTTCTCCACCGTCAACTGCCTCTGGCACAGGTCCTGTGACACCTATCTTCTCTTGATAAGACTGAACCTGTTTTTGTAGAGTCAAGATCTTTGCCTCAAAAGCAATGTTCTGAGCAGTCAGAGTGTTGATTCTGTTTTGATATACCTGAAGAACTGCGTTTACTTCTTCATTCATGATGAAAGATTATATAACTGATTTATATATGCTAGAACGAGCCACCGTCTATGGTTATGTTTTCTAATGACCTTGTTGTACCAGAACAAGATATAACTTGAGTTTGACCTGCACAGTCATTCACAAATAGAGATCCAATCTCTAGTCCTGAGTATGCACTTGCTGTCAATACCCCTGCTGACTCAGATACTTCTGCACCTAGTGCTATTCTACCTGCTGAGTCATCCCAATATATCGCTGCTTTCTTTGCAGAACCACTGTAGTAGTTCAATACAAGACCAACGTCTTTGTCTGTGTCACTGCTGAGTGCACCACCGTCAACAACTTGTAGTTCAAGAAGAACGTCTTCAATAGTTGTGTTTGTTGTATTGACCTGAGTGGTAGTACCATTTACTGTCAAGTTACCACCAATAGTCAAGTTGGTAGTTACACTTGCAGCACCTGTGACTGTCAATGTAGATCCGTCAAAGGTAAGGTTACCACTATCTTCTAGTTCACCAGATGAACCTGCAAGAACTACTCTTCCAGATGTAAGGTCGGCTACTGCTGCTGATGTAGCAGAAACTGTACCACCTGACTGGTTACCAGTTACGTTACCAGTCACGTTTCCTGAGACGTTACCTGTAACAGCACCTGTAAGAGCACCAACAAAACTTGTTGATGATAGAGCACCTGTGCTTGGATTATATGTGAGTCCTGTATCTGATTCTAGACCTTGTGCACCAGTAGCACCATCTACAAATACTGGGAACACAGTTTCGTTCGTAGTATTGTTTGCAGTGATAGTAGAAGTTGCTGCTAATGTAGCAGTGTCTGCATTACCTGTTGTATCTTGAGAACCTGCAGTGTTTACACCTGGTAGGTTGATGTTTGCTGTACCATCGAATGATACACCACCTATATTTCTTGCTGTTTCTAATGCTGTTGCTGTTGCTGCGTTACCTGAAGTATCTTGGTTACCTGAAGCATTGACACCTGGCAAGTTGATATTTGCTGTACCATCAAATGATACACCACCTATTGTCCTTGCGTTCGCTAGTGCTGTAGCAGTTGCTGCATTACCTGTACATGATCCTGATGAACCAGAGACGTTACCAGTGACAGCACCTGTGAGGTTACCTGAGAATGATGACGCTGTCAGTTCTCCTGATGATGCATTGAATGTAAGGTTTGTTCCAGTCTTAGGTTGAATGTCACCTGTTGCTTGGGTGGCAAACATTGGGAAGCATGTAGTATCAGCAGATTCATCTGTTACTGCAATATCACTAACTGCACCAGAGTTTTGGGGTGCAGTATCAAATGAAAGTTCTCCTGACGAATTACATTTCAAGAATCCATTATTGACTGCTGCTGCTGGCATCACGTAGACTTGGTTGTCTGACAATGAAGCAGGTGCCTTGATAGTGATAGCACTTGCACCGTTGTTCTGTGCCTCTACTAATTTTACACCTGAGGCATTAGTGGCATCTCCCTTTTCCCAGAATCTTGCTGATCCTATAAATTGGTTGTTAGTTGTTGTAGAGTCTATACCAACATATAGATCATTCTTATCAACGGTGAAACCTGGTTCACCTGCTTGTAAACCTGGCAAACTCGCAAGGTTACCTCTCTTAAACTGTAATACTGGAGCAGCCATTTTTGATTGTTTTTCCTGTCTTTATATTTATTAAATTACCAAGTTCCAGCGTCGAGATCAATCTTATCATCTAGTTCTACGTCAAGTTTATCGACAAGGTTGTTTATAACGGTATCACTGAATCCAGCAGGTCCTGAAATGTTACCTACAGCAGAGTCTACAATAGCATCTGGGGAAACAAATTTGAAATTATCTTCGACAGCATCATAGGTAAGGATAAAGCTTGTGCCTATCCCTGCACTTATAGCGGTTGAATTAATATCTGAGATGTCTCTTAGATTTGCCACTTCTTCTTCTCCAGCAGTGAATACAGTTCTCTGTTCACCTAGAGATACAATAAAGAATTCATCATCTCGTTCAATGTCAAATACTTCTTTGTCTCTAGAAAATCTAACTGATGGTTGTGCCCCTATATCATCGTCAGCATGTGATGAACTAAGTCTGATGTTAGACATATCATAATGCCGATGTAGGGTTTACCATTACTTGCCCAGTGAAAATCTTTGTTTTTGCACCAGAAAAGTTATTAGTGATCAGCACATCATACTCGTATCTACCTGAGGTTATGATACCAGTTTGTGCAGGTGTCATGGATAAAGTCACCTGACCGTCAGCAGGTGTAGATCCATACGTCACAGCAAATCCTATTGAACCTGCTGCTGTGGCATGTTTTCTCATCTTCGCACTAAAACTGAATCCGTTGAGATTCAACGGGGAGTTATCTTGCTTCTTCACATCGAATGTTGAAGAGAAGGTTGCCCCTTGTTCTATTTGAATATTGACTGATGGAACTGCCATGGTATTATTTATTCTGTTTAGTAATTAGTTGTTTCAACATCTCAATCTCTTCCTTCAATCTGTCTATCTCATTCTTTTGTGACAGACGTGCCTTCTTATCATTCATGTAGCGTTCGTACGCTGCACTATCCGTGTTCACTATCGCTGTCGTCTTTGCATCCCTCATCAGTGACGGATGATTCTCTACTGGGATTTTTTTTGATGGGGTATGTCTCATCAAGTGTGCCCTCCAATACTTCTGCTGCTAGTGACCATGCGTTGATCATGTTCTTTTACCATTGCTAGGATACAGAGATTTTATTCTCTTTTTACGTAGTTCCTCTTTCTTTCTTTTCATCTCTACCTCTTCGTCCCACCATTCTACTGGCCAACGTCGAACTTTCAATGCAGAAAGGAACTTCTTCATTATGCCACAGCGATGGCACGGAAGTCAAGTAACTCAGGTGCTTGTGCTTGGTTTGTTGATGAGAAGCAAACCTTGACTTGGAATCCTGTGAATGGAGGTAAACCATTCTTTGTGAATTCATACTCAAGGAACTGATCTTCCAAACTAGGAACCACGTTTCTATCAGGTCTACCACTGTTGTTCTTCTCAGATATAACAAACCCAGATGAGTCAAGGTTCTCATAACCTGGCATCAACTCAAACACTTTGTCTAATGAATCAGCGTCTGCTCTGAATAGTCTGTACAACACTCTGACATCTGCAGCTGGTGGTCTGAACGCAGCGAATAATACTTTGAGTGATGTTGCAGGGTTCTCCAACATTATAACTTTTGTTTGATATAGTTGATTATGTGGATCATCAAGTTGATTTGCCTTACTGCTTAGAGCATAGTTATCAACAGGTTTGTTGATTCTATTAGTTGTGACATTTATAGAACTCTTGAATGCATCAATCACAGGTGATACATCCTCATTAGTAGTGCTCAAGTTCAAATCAACAGTAAGAGATTTCTCACCTGGTCTTGTAGACAACTGTGCTGATTCATTTACCTTAGAAGCAACCATACGAACTGTGTCAAACTTAGTTTCATTTACAAGTGATATACTATCGTAACCCTTGTCTGAGAATGACGCTTCACCGCCACTAACACTTGTTGCAGATGTAGTTCTCATACTTGAATTGATTACAGTTCCCTTAGGTATGCTGTGAGCGATGGCAGGTGAGATTGTATCAAATACTATGTTTGTACTTGCTTTACCTCTTGTGCCTCCACCTGGCTTGTCCTTAGTGAACAACGCAGATCCAGTGATCTTGACATGATAGGAGTCGAGAGTTGTTTTCTCGTCTATGGATGTTGATGCGTTTATGATAGAGTGATTTGTGTTTATCTTTCTAAGAGATACACCAGACAACTCATACTTCTGTACAGGTGTGCCCACTGGATAGGTTCTTGCAAAAGTATCGTCATTACCTCTGGTTATAGTACCACTCAACTGGTTAGTACCAACAGATGTGTATTGAATAATCTCGTCACCAAGTAATGCAAAACCAGGATTGCTGGATGATACTTGTGACCCTTCAAAGAAGTTGAATCCAATACTACTTGCTACGCTGACCACACTGGTGTCACTGACACCATATGCAACAGTTGTTTTTGTTGGAACTGTGTCACCTGTGATGCCATTTATCTTGACTGTATTATTTGCAGCATAGTTTCCATGGTTAGGATGACTTACTTTGAAATGTAATCCATCATACTGATCAGTGTTTGTTGTCACTGTGGATGGTATGATATTATTCACAGTTACACCATAACCTAATGAAGCATCATGATACTGTATGGGATTGGTGGTGTCGAATGTTCCCTTACTGTTAGTAAGAAGAAGTGAGTTTACACCAGTTGTTACACCAACAGTGAGAAGAAGATTCTGTCCTAGTCCCTTGTTACCAAGAGATGCAGTCAATGTGTCACCCACATTATAACCTGTTCCTGTATTGTCATTGATGACTGTGACTCCTGTAACCACATTACTTGATACAGTCACGACACCTACGGCTCCTGATCCTGATCCTGTGAGACTTACGAACTCGACTGATGGGTATGTTGCATCTTCATAATTTGTACCACCATTTGTGATGGTGAGAGTGCTGGCTGTCTGTCCAAGATGTCCAAGTTTTGCTGCCACAATACCTGATGCTCCCGAATTGGAATCTTGTTTGATTTCTGTGCCAAGGTCTATGATACCATCACCGATGGCAGATCCAAGACCCACAGTTACACGTTTTGCAAATGTCTCTATTGGATTTTCTGGAAGATTGTTTCTAGTGTCAAATGTATCTAATTGAGGATTATAGAATCTTACTGTACCTGAGTTCAATGTGAACTTCGCCTTCCTTGCTGTATACTTCATGTCTTCCAACTGTGATGGAGTCCATGTGCCAGCAGTCTGACCCTTGAATAGAGAACCTAGTGATGGTTGTTTTGTTACGATAACCTTTCCAAGTTCAGTGTTGTCAGCTGTTGATATGTCAGCCTCACCCACTTGACAGATCCACTGGTTGTATTCAGATGTTGCAGTTACTATAACAAAAGCATACTCTCCTCTAGGTAAGTAGATTGGAGATGGGAATGTGAATGTAGTTGGTACAGTTGCATCTGATGATACGTTGACTTGATCAGGGTTCAGTATTACTTGTCCATTCTTGACAATGTTTCTTGATGGATATCCATTGACAACATTCACTACCCTCACATCAAGTGGTATGGTGTCAGATTTAGTAGCGAAGAAGAAGTCAACTGATGTCATAAAGATACCAGGATTTTCTTCTACTTGGAATGTCTGAGCAAGAGGGTCATCATCAACTTCCTGTACTTGTTGAACAATGGTATTCTGAATGTTAGTAATATTGTTTGTTACGTTAGTAATGTTGAATATTACTGGTTCAGGTATGACAGGAGGTGCTGGCTCTGTTCTCTCAAGGGTAGTATTTGTTATCAAAGTACCCTCAGAGAAGTGGTCTGCTGCAGCTCTTGAGAAGTTCAAGCCAGGATAATTATCCTGTGACCTTAGACTTGATAGTAGAGCTGTATTTGTACCATTCTCAAATCTTTCTGGTGGGATATAGTATGATCCAAGCAGTGCACCAAAGTCATCTGATATAAGTCTGATTTGATTGATCTCTGCCTCTGCACCACTGGTCTCTCCTACTAATCTCATACCTACAAGAGCAAATCCAAAGAAGTTACCATCTGACTTTTGATTCAATGACTGTATATCTACGTTCAATACAGTTGTAGTCTCAGAGTACGCTGATGATAAACCTACATTCGCTGTGTATGGGTTATTAGTGAAAGTAATTGTAGGATTGTTGAAAGGTCCGTCTTTGTGGTTAGGTGCTGCTAATCTGAATCTTAGATCTACACCCTGACTTGCATTCTGTGATGATACTGCAAGACCTCTTACTGTTTCACCCACTTGGAAGGCACCCTGTATAGGTGTAACTTCAAGTAGTTTTGGTATGGTACGGATATTGTTCTCAAGCATATCCTCACCAGCAAACGAGTTGTAGTGATTAGTGCCTGGCTTCAATCGAGTAGCGGTGAACGCAATGTTCTGCTCTCTCATGTTTGGTATTGCTTCCTCTTCTATGATGATGTCATTAGAGAATCCTATACCATCATCTTGCACCTCAAATACTCTTTCAGTAAAGATGTCAGACTCTGGATTTAGTACAAGATTACCATTCCAACTTCTCATCATGTATGGGTTTATATTCTCTACTCTTGTCGCAAATGGTTGAGATCTATCGAGCACCTCTTCATAATCTAAGGTGACTATGTCACCAGTCATTTTGATATTAGGAGAACCTAAATCGGTTGCGAATCTAGGGTCAACTGAAAGATCTGGGCTGCCATTAGTACCCACAACACTAGCAGAGCCAATAAGGAGATCGATACTATCAAAGTGCTTTCTTGGTGTGAGTTTTCCTTCATCTATATCATACTTGAGGAATGGAACTGTCTTGTCAGCAACAAGGAAGTTTCTAAATGGATCAACCACAAAACCATTCTTGAACCTATCAAGACCAGTGGTAGGATCAGTTATAACAAGACTCTCAGTTTTATTTTCTAAAAGGGATAGTGCTGTTACCTCTTCAATGTTCCTTATTCTTTGATCAAGGTCACCTATCTGCTTCATCGTGTAACGTTTGTTAGCACGGAAGTCAATCTTTACCTCACGTTTTGCATTGTAAACGTATGGTTTATAGGTTATCTTTGCCAATTCAAATGACTCAGATATACCTTCAGGTTCAACAGGTTTCACAGCAGGTGTTCCTTGCTGTATAGTGAATGTTGAATCTCTGTTCAAGAACAATCTATCTATCCTACCAAGGTAGTGATTGTAATCAAACGTTATGTTCTCATCAGTCACAAGAACTGCAGGTGACTGACCACTGCCACTAAAATCTCTTGAATCAAATTCAAATGGTGATCTAGTGCCACTGTACTGGGCTACTCTTGGTCTTAGGTCAATAACATCAGTGTTCCTTATGTTATCAAAAGCAGGTACACTATCATAATTGTTCTTCGTGTAACTATTGGCTGTAAGAATGTCACCAGAGTCTTCTGAGTTTATAACATAATGATCGAAGAAGACTGTGAGTCTACCTTGAGGTTCAGGGAACCCTTGCTTACGAACTATTCTACCATAATCATAATACTCGGCTCTCTGTCCTGTATCAAGAACAAAATTACCTCTGATGTTAGGATCACCTGATTCTACATTCGATAGTATTGCTCTCACACCACTCTCTTCAAATGTCACCTCTTCATTCTCTATGAATGTAGATGCATTTTTGAAGAGCACATTTACTTTAGTCGTACCACTTCTTGATAAGACTTGTGCTGATGCACCAGAACTCTTACCCACTCCAATCTCACCAACTATGACATCAGTGTTATTACCATTAGGTCCGTTGAATGAACCTAGTGTCATGTTTGGTATCACTGCATCACCTGTGCCAGATGATTCAAACACTGCAACTATACTTACTACGTCAGGGACATCAAGAGATATCTCTCTGTCCTGTACTCTCTGTCCAAAAATAGCACTTGGTGTAAGACCATCACCCACACCTGTAGATATACCTGAGTTTGTTCTACTAGATCCTGTTATTACCTTTGTCGCTTCTCTTATAAGTGTCTTTTGTTTTGATTTTACCTTTGATTTTTGTTGTGTGCTATGTACAATTACAGAAGATTGACTCGCTGTCAAACCTGATATTGTGACACCTTTACCACCACCAGTAATCACAACCTGATCTGATGTAAGATCTTCTACAGACCCATCAGAATATGAAACTGTATATCTCTCCTCATCAAATGGAGCATAGACCAATTCTGTACCAGTCAATGATGGTAGATCCAACTGACCAGAACCGTTTGTGCTTTGACCTGTATTCTCCACCCTTATCTGAAGAAGTGAATCAGTAAGATCTAATGACTCAATATTTGTATTTGCTAATTCAGAATATAAGAAACCACTTGTAGAATTTCTCAACTGACCTGCTACAATTTTCAGATCACTTACTGTTGTAGTAGCACTAGGTAGTGCCTTGTGGCACACACCTGATACTGTATTAGGTGCAGCAACAACAGTTATATTATTATTTGTTGCACTTACTGCACTGACCACGTTGAATGTAATGTCTGTCTGTCCACCACGTTTGTAGGATATTACATCTCCAACTTTGAAATTACTTACCCAACCTGGTGTACCACTTGTTACCACTCCACCACTGGTGATACTAAATGATCTACCTGTAAGATCTTTCTTTGTCTCAAGAAGTACATCGGCAGCGAATGTTCTACCTGCTGCTGTAGATCTCACTGACTTGACATCAGATAAATCGAAATCACTTATCGCTGTGATTACTCTACCATTGAGTTCACCATTGATTAGTATTTGCTCGTCTAATAGGAATGAACCTGATACCTGATTCAATTGTATTGTTGTGCTATTGCCTACTGCAGAACGTAAGAATCCTCTTGCACCACTGTTCCTACCCTCGATAACAGCAGGTAGAGAGATGGAGTGTGCTTGGTTTATAGTAAGTTGAGTATCTGTTTGTATATCAAAAAGGAATATCTCAAATACACTAGCGTCGCCTGTATAACCTGAGTTCTGTAGTTTGTAATCATATACTCTTGCTCTACCAATAGAATCACCAGCAGCACTTGATTTAGAAGAACCAAGTCTTGCACTTCGTAAGTCAAGAAAGTCTGAGGTAGCAGCAGATAAGTTGATTCTGGCAGATCCAAAGACATTGTTCAATCTAAGTCTGTTACCTGCTTGAAATGGCACAGCAGAAGACTCAACCAATCTTGTTGTTCTTGGTTTTTCTACGTCAATATAGTTTGATCCTACAGTCTTAGTCTCATATCCTTTTACGTATGCTTTACCTGGACCTACTCTTATATTCAATAGATCTTTGCTAGGCACATTACCATCATCAGTTTTATTTTCTGGGAAGAATGTACCGAATACACTATGTCTATCGTTCAAACATTCTTTCGACTCTAAATCAAACTTAGTGACATAGTAGTCACCACTCTCATCATATGTTCTTCTAGCAAATTCTTTTGCTAACTCACCATATAGTGTTGTCTCAATTATCTTCTTTGTATCACCTGTATCTAATCTCTGTAACTCAATAAAATTCTCGTCTTGGAAGTCGTCTAGTTCTTTCTTAATAAGTGATAAACTAATCTTGAGCCTATCAGCACCAGGAGCAGTGTAATTGGAGAATCCAGCAGCATTATCGTATAAACTATTATCATCAACAGCAGTGACAATCTCCTCTTTAACATTGAATCCAACTCTGTATGATGGTAGGTTACTGTACTGATCAAGTATAAGTGTCTCAGGTAAAACTTCTACAAACGCACCTCTGGCAAAGAATACACCTCTAGTGATTGTGAATGCAGAACCTATGGATGTGGCATTGGAACTTATAGCAGTAGCAAAGTCAGACCCATTAGATATTGTTGTTACGCCATAATTTATATCTGCCAAAGTAGTGAGTGTCTCACCATCTAAGAATTGCTCTGACAAATAATCATCAGAACTCTTCTCATACTTGACAAATAGGGTAGTATTATTTGTGACAGAACTAGCAGAAGATAATACCTTGACTACCTTTGCTGTGATACCTGAAGTCTTTCCTTTTATACTAACACCCACCAACTTATCATAATAGAGTTCTACAGGAACACCAAAAAATGTAGACTCTATTTTGATAGAGGTATACTGAGCATCATACTTGAACACACCAGGAATCACCATAGATCCCTCTTTGAAAATGTGTTTACCAAACTTCTCTACCTGATTTTGCAGAATAGATTGTAGAGTGGTTAGTTCTCTTGCTTGTATCGGACTGCCAGGTTTGAAAAGAACTCGATTGAAGTTCTTTGATGAGTCGAAATCATCAAAATATGGACTGACGTTTAGGTTGGTGTTCTGTGGCATCGTTAGAATTCTAAGATGATTTTAATATCTTCTCGTTGGTTTGTCGCTCTAGTAACTTCAGGTCTTTGGTCAACGTAGATGATATTACCAGAGTATTTTTTGATCTCTGGGTTCGCCAATCCACTGTTATATGTTTGTCCAAAGTAGTATGTTCTTGAGTTTACTGTAGTTGAAACTCCCGTAAAACCTGTGTCAATTGACAAGGTTTCTGTTCCTCCTGTGGTAGTGACAATGACGTTAGTATTGCCTCCACTTGCAGGGTTAGCAGTGAATCTATTTAGTTTGTAACCAAAGGTGGGTTTATTACCTGAGGTGTCATTAGTAGCAAGGGATCTGTCTTGCCAATACTGCAATGATTTTGTGACTGGGTCATATCCTATGATCTGACCTACAGCAGTAGATCCAAGTCCTACTGTTTGTGTGATCTGACCATCCACTGCAACTGACATACTGGTTGTTGCTGCCCCTGCTAGTCTCAATCCATATACCCCTGATGCAGATGAGGCAGTAAGTAAATTAGTACTACCAAATTGCTGTGGGTTTTCTATAATACCTATTCTTGCGAATTGGTTACCAGTTGGAAAGTCTGGGTTTGTGACATCACTGTTCTCAATACGAGAATATACAAGCACTTTATTAGCACCTAATTCTCTGTATATGTCTGCCCCGTGACCGCCTGGTGGTGGCACGATAACAGAGAATGAAGCACCACTTCCTGTAACCACATCATCTAGATCAAGAGTTCCAAAAGAATATCCACTACCACCATTCGTCACCTGAACAGCAGAGGGTTTACCGTTGATGAATGTGACAGATGCCAGACCATCAGATCCATCTCCTCTTATAGGAACAGCGTTCTTTGTACCATTGAACTGATATGTCGCATTCGTGACATCTTCAATCACAATAGTTTCTATCTTACCATCTACAGCAGCGTTTCTTACATCTGCAACTGCTGTATTTGTTGCCCAGTTTTGTGGCACTGGTATAAACTCAGCACTGTCAAATTTTATAATATCACTTGGTTTTATAGTATAAAGATACTTCCAAACATAACCATCACTCTCTAACCTCGGCTGCAAATCTGTATGTGTAGGTTCTTCAAGAGATATAACACCACCTCCACTGTTGGATGGTGATGCACCATTATAGATGCACTCATAGACTCTGAAGTCTGAGTTCATCACATAGTAGTTTGCTTTGTACAAACTCGAAGAACTGGTCTGAGGACTCAACTTATCAATACTATAGTCTTGACGATACATTTCATATATCGTTCCTGTTTCCCATGTAATCTTTTTGATTACTCTCAACACGTCGGATGAGGTTATTTTCTTGGCAGATATTAGAGAATCGTATACATTGTCATGCTCGTCAAAATTATCAATAGGTGAAGGAGTGGCAGTGTTCCAATCCGATGCTACAGAAGTAGCATTTGGTAGACCTATGAAGACATAATAACTGTTGTCAGTCGTCGAAATTCCGCTAACGAAATTCGTCGCATTCAATACTCTTATCTGATCAGTGATGATCGCTGGCATTATTTTGAAACTAAATTAGTTCGTAATTCTTATTTATGTGTAATCCAGTGACAATTTCTCTGTCCTTTGGATTTGAGGAGCAGTTGATAACCCTGTAAGTCCATTCATGGCATTCACAGTAAACGCCATACCCACAGCTCCAGTTGTAAATTTGGCGTATGAATAGGCACCATAGAAGTTACCTGCACCTGAACTTAGTCCAGTCACGTTCACTCCATGATCTGCTGCTATCTCAGTGAATACTCTGATTGTTGAACCTGCACCCACTCTCTCAATGTTACTGACTTGGAATACACCATCAACGCAAATTGTAGTCACACCAACAGTTCCTGAACCATCGGTTGACATAGCAGTAACACCATCTCCAATATTTGATCTACTTACAAGGAAGAAGTCACCTGTTCCTATACCAGTCTCAGTAAATCCACCGAATGCATTATCTCTCAATACTGAGTTAGTTGGTATAGTAAATTCAAACTGTAAACCAGTAGCAGTAGACCCGACACCAACAATGACACCTTGGTCACCCTCCAATGTCACAGATTCAAGAGACCTATAAGGATTGGTGAATGTGGTTGTACCAAATCCACTATTGTCCTTATCTGTATCTACAATTTTTATATCAAATTCAGTGACATTAGGATCTTCAGTTTTAGTAAATCCAATGATACCTGATTGTCCATACATCACAGTAGATGTTGTACTTACACCAGAGATAAGTCTGGTTGCAGGTTGAACTCTACCAGCATATAGTCCTCTTGCCTTACTTACTTTCACACCATCAACAAACTTGTCATCTTCTTGCTTCCTCCATGTCACAGGTCTAAGAGGTGTCTTAGATGCTGTGATACCTTGTCCTTTGTAGATGGTAGTTTGTAGTGTATCTCTTGATACAACCTCTCTGATAGTCCTTGGATCTTGTTTGAGAAGAGATCTGTCTTTTGACGGACTCTCTATTGTTATAATGTCACCCTTGAGTATGGACTCTACTGCCTCTGCATTTATTATGTCAGCGTCAGTTCCTCTATAGAACAAGATTTGAAGTGATGCACCTTGAGGAGGTGCCTCTGTAAATTTCAATTGTGTACCGCCATCAAACTGATACGCTTTACCTGGTTTTTGTAGCACATCATTTATGAATATGAGTAGCACGTCATCAAGACTTATAGGACTACCTGCAGTCTTCTCTATACTGATTGGCTCTCCATTTTCTCTCAGAGTAAATTGTGTTTTACTACTATTGAACTCATTAGAGAAGTCATCAAGTATTTGGAATTTTCCTAGAACCCATCCTGAGAACTTATCATCACTTGTTTCAGTAACAGTGAAAGTAGCAGGTTGGAAATCAGTTCCAGCACTGAAGTTTGTGGGTATACCTGCTATGGTAAGAACCTCACCAACAGTAAAACCATACCCTGTATTTGTTATGACAGGATCTGATATACTGTCGCCCACACTTACCTTGACCGTAACTGAAGCTCCTATACCAGTGCTACCACTAATCAGTTTTATATCATCATAAGCGTATGGTGAGTCAAACTCAAGTAATGGCACGTTAGTGAATGTATAACCTGCACCTGCTGATGTCATTGTCACATCTTTTATCCTACCATCTTGTACAGTGAATTGACCTGCAGCACGAGTTGTAGGATCACCACCTATCACTCTAATCTTGAATTGTGTGCCATCAGATCTATATCCACCACCAGTGAATCCCAAAGCAACACTGACTGTACCAGTATCAGATACAACAGCAGTTCCAAATCCAGTTTGTAATTGTTGGTATCCAAATCCTTGAGAATTACCTAGACCAGATATAATACCTTTTCTAGGTAATCTATTCGCATTAACATCAGATGCACTATAGGTTTCTGTCTGACCAGATATGTCATTACCTGTAAATGTGATTGAGGTGATACCTGCATTCTCATCATATCCATAATCTATATCAGGTTTTTGGAATGTATTGTTGATAAGTATTACACCGAAATCAGTATTGATACCAGTGATATTTGAACCTTCACTTGTAAGAGTGAATGTCTTACCTACACCTGTAAATCCACCTGATATATCATCGAGCACAAAGTTACCTCTGTAGTCAGATCTCATGAATGCTCTACCCTGAAATTCACTACCATCCACCACATCAGCAACAAGGAGATTGTGTGTACCGATACCTGCAGATGTCAGAGTGATACCTACACCTGTCAAAGCATCAGGTTTAGATGCTGCGAAAGAGAAGTCATTATTACCATTCTTGATTATGAAGTAATCATTGTTACCTACAAGTGGAGCAGGTGGTGTTCTTGATCTTAGTTTTATTTGTGTACCAGTGCTGAATACTTCCGTGAGTGCTGTAAATCTACTCGCTGATACGTTCACCGCACTAGATTGAATTCCAATCTTCTGTCTGGTGCCACCAAAGGGTGTGTCAGCAAAGTGTATTTTATTTTTTCTTATATTGTAATCACCTCTTACCAAAGTGACTGGGTCATTTACCAAGTGTGCTTCTTCCTGTGTACCCATCCACGCACGATCTACAAGCACATTATCTGCCATAGTACCAAAACCTATGACCTGTATACGCATGATCTCATTGCCCATTTTTATGAGATCGTAGTTCTTGAATTTGTTTACATCAGTAAATCGTGCCTCACGGTTGAACATTGTGCTCTTCAACGGTGTTGATACGTTTGTATTCTGAAGTAGAGGTGATTGTATTACGTTGTCAATCGTGACAATACACTTGGTATCTAATTTCTGTGTGGTAAAACTTTGTGTGGTTCCAACACCAACTGTTGTCAACCCTATTGGATCACTGGATATTGCTAAGTCTCTTGTGGCAGCAAGTTTGAATTTATTCTCATCTAATTTTATAACAAACACAGTAGATGGTAGTGTCGTTGCAGCACCAACGCCAGGACTATTATGATCTATACCTACAGGTCTGCCATCATATGCTTCATATGTCAACTCTTCACCAGTGGTGAAAAAGTGATTTTTTACAACAAAAGTATCTTTACCAATCAACACATCTGATGCTGCACCAGCATCAAACTCATGAGAGAATAACTGGTTACCCTTATGAGTCAGTCTAAATGATGTCTGAAAACTCTCACTTGCAGTATTGAATTGTTTATTGATTGATGCTAATTGAAACATTAGTACGTTACGGTTGTGTTATTTGAAACAGAATCTGGTTTATCAATCTTGAGTTCATGTGTTCTTATCGTATACGCTTTGTTAGCAACAGGTAAGAATTTTAATTGAGTATTTGTGCTAGTAATATGTATGCTAGTATTTGACATATTACGCTTTTCACTATCAGCAGTGTATAGGTTGTTGTATGTGTTGTAGGTAGCATTACCACCATAAGAGTTTGAACCAACTATGAATACAGAATACTCATCATCAGTTGTGTTGTGTATTTCAACGTGGAATCTACATGTTGTATAGTTTGCATATGCTTTCTGAGAAATTATTTGCTCACTAGGAGATCCGTTAGCAGGTAATTGTACAAAGGAACTATCTAACATAGTGTCACCTATGTGATACTCATCAACAATACCAGAATTACCATGTGTTTGTGCTACACCCACTGCCCTTGTAAGAGATGATACTGTCACTGCCATACCTACAGGAGGTGTATGCTGTAACTTCAATACATCACTTACATTGTTGATAGAGAATTGACCTATATCTGTATCAGCATCCATGTTACCAGTATTGGTGAACAAGACATTATTAGATCCATCTATCAACCACAAGAATTCATCAATCTCTTTCTCACCATTAGGTCCTCTTGCTGATACAAGGATACTTCCAGACTTGTACATGGTGGCATCCACCTCGTCAACGTCTTGTAGTGTGTTGCTTACTGCAAGAGATTTAGTAACACCCTTGTACTCCATCAAACCAAAAGCAGTGGATGCTATTCCAATACCATTAGTGATAATTTCTTTGTGGAATGTGATATCATACTCTAATGCTGAGTTAGTTGGAACGTAAAGGACACTAGCAAGAGGTCCGTTTGTCTCAGTTGTAAATTCTCCTAGGTCATCAGCATCAGATAGTTCTGAATATGTGTTGAGGTATGCTGTTGATCCATCATGGAAGACAACAAACTCTGAATACTGAGTAGCATTGAATGATATACCAGATGCTACGTCAAGGACAACTTGAGCATAATATTTGACAGCACTTATACCATCACCTGCAGGTCCTCCTGTCAGCATGTCAAATGTATCAAGTTCAACTGACCTGATAAGGTTTGGATCTGAGTAGAACTGTGGACTGATATCGTCTAGTTCTAATACACGGTTTGTCTTACATATAAGTCCATCACCGAATCTTCCAGATAGGAATTGCACCTCATCACTGACATTTTCATCAAGGTTAGTATTCTCACTTACAAGGTCAAAGTTGTGAGTGTCAAGAAGTGATGCTTGTGCATCTATTACCACCACGTTACCTGCACCTGATGATATACCTGCAGGTTGTGAACTTGTGGTAGGAACAGAGTTGATAAGATGATCAGAGTGTTTTTTGAAACCTGCTATGTGAGCGAGAGCGTCAACTGGTTCACTCCAACTGTTTATACCTACAAAACTCTTGAGTGAGTATGCAAAGTTTTGATAGTAATCATTGTCTTGAACTCTCTGATAGAACTCATTTAGTTTACCTGTGTCTCTTTCCCATCCGAATGCTTTCTCGGACGATGTATCAAGAGTGAAGTGTCCTTCATATGCTTGAGATGATTCTATCGTACCACCTGCTTTGGAGAACTTACCAGTAACAACATCACCAGTATTGAACCCTACAAGCGAGTCAACTCTTAGTATGTTCCTTGTCTTACCCTTACCTATTATGACTCTTGACTCTTGACCTGATGAGGACACGACTGGTTCACCATTTAGGAATGTACTCTCTATTAGATTCACTTTGAATTTGGCAAGATCCTTGTCCTTGACTACCACACCATATCTCTCAAAGTCATGTATGCCAGGATTTCTGTCAACTTCATAGGTCAGTGTTGCTTGGTTTACGTTACCAAAAGCAGTGTTTACACCAGTAAGTGTGAATGACTGGTATCCAAAGTCAGCTGAGTTATATCCATTACCAGTCGAAACACCTGTATTCTCTACAAATACCTTATCTCCTACTGCAAATGGTATTGGAACAGCAGTGGTGAATCCTGAAATAGGTGTTTGAAGTCTAAGTGTGACGTTTGGTTCTGAATATGTACAACTTATAATACCAACACCGTTTGTATTATTGACAGCGAACAATTCAACATCACCTGAGCTGAGATTACCACCAGCAAATATAACTTTGACATTTGATACAGATCCACCTATCACTTCTGCTTCAAATTCTGCATTTTCATTTACAGTGTCTGTCTTACTGTTGTATACAACAAAATCAGGAGGTGTAAGATAGTTTCTACCTGTAGATGTGATTGCCACACTATCCACAGCAAAGTTATCTTTCAAGAACAATACCTGTGGCACTGCTGCTTGTGGTTGTAGTGTCAGGTCGGATGGATAATCATAACCAGTGTCAACTAATTGTATCTCATCCAATCTACCTACATCAGAACCGAATGCTTTGAGGTTAGCAGATGACCCAGTGGTAGATGCTACTGATACCTGAGGTATATCCTTGTAACTTGACCCACCACCCTGTAGTAATACTCTTGCAACACCACCTCTCACGTTTGATGCGTTTGTGATGTAAGAAAGTTGTGACTCACTGGTATATCCTACCTTTTCAGGTATGGTGAATAGATTCCAACTGAATGTATTAGTATCTTTTGATAGAATAGTATGATTACCTGTAAACTTACTTGAATTTACAAATATCTTAGAGTAATCTTTTATCTCTTTATTGACTTCAATAGTCTTGGTATTTTGAAGTGGTAAGAACTTATAGTATAATACGTCTGGCACACGATCAGTGAAGTTTATGGATGTTCTAGATCCAGCATTGCCAGGTATACCAAAATTCTCTACCTCTATAGCAGATTTACCTGTGCCTACAAAAGGTTTCCTGTAATCTGGGTCAAGGAAGAAAGATAATTTAGTATTCTCAAGTGATTCGTCTGAGGTATCAATTTCAAGTGTGTCACCTGTAATCAGTGATATTGGTGGGTTGATTGATGACCCTATACTTACATATCTTGTTCCTGAGTCATATACTGCACTGACAGAGCTGGTGGCAGAAGACACAACTGTCAAATCAAGATTGTCACCTACCTCAAATGCATGATTATTAGAGGTCGCTGTGACGTTGATAATTCTGAGTGTGCCTCTTACTACATCTTTCTTTGTCTTCAAGAAATGTGTGTTTCCAATACCTACATTACCACTAAACATCACTCTGTTGGTATCAGATCCTATGTCAGACTGTGAGGTGACAATACCAATCAGATTATTGTCTAATACTTGCACAAATACTTCAGGTGGCAGTGGTCTCTTGAATGCACCTGCTACTCTCTTCATCGCATCTGTCTGGTAAGTGAGTGACGTACCAGCACCAGGACTATACTCTACTTTGTCACCAGTTTTGAATGGGTGACGTGGCATATAGATTGATCTTGTTGGTATGAATATATCTTTTACATCATTACCAAAGAATGATACTATCTGATGACCTCCTCTTCCAGCTACTGATACTGTAGTGCCGATTCCTACACCGAATGTGCTACCTGTACCCACCACACTCTCTGCATTGAAGTAATATGCAGTGTCTTCTTCAGTTGTTAGATTGACTGGTTTGTCTAATTGATATGTGAACTCATTCTCTAATCTTGTGATTGTAGATCCAAATGTATGTGCAGCACCTGCTGTGCCATTCTGTGCTCTTTGTAATTCCAGCCTGTTGTTCTTTACGTCAAAATTTATTATCTTCAATTGCTCATCATCAATCTGCACAGTGTCATTGATCTTGAATTTGTATCCCTTTATGACATCTGGTATCCAATCAGTTATCAAAACACTTGTTGTAAGTCCTGTGTTATTGACACTTGCCATAGAAATACCAAGACCAGTGCTCACTTGCTTTAGATTGATTTGCACATTACGTGCAGCAAGATTGGAGTGAGTAGTTGTTGATATACCAATGATCTCGACAAAAGAATTATCGGGAATATTGATAGGTCCTGTGTGTATACCTGTGACACCACTTGCATTAGCAACTAGAACTATATCTTCTATTTCAGTGATAGATGATGTGATGTTTGTTATATCAGGTCCTTCAACATGACTTACTTTACCGATTGCACCAAACCCACCAGTAAGATTGTTGTCAAAGACTAACTTATCATTGACATTATAATCCTTACCAGAGGTTACAATATCAATTCTGTCTATGATACCACTCTTGGTCTGTATAATTTTAGAGTTTATAAGTGTGTTTCTATTTGCCTGTGCTACGTATTCATACTCAGTAATATTGTATGGTTCAGTATTTCTTACAAGACCAAGAGAGGGAAGATCTAGATCCTGACTAGCTTCGTATGCATTGTTGAATTTTTGTAGTTTAGAATGATATGTATCACCAACAATGTATGGGAAAACTGGTGTTCTAGAGTTGTTGAATGGACTGGTAGGGTTGTTGACCTCTATCTCATCAACTGTTGTGTAGTATGCATACACACCATTAGGATACTCAGGTGTAGGAGCAAATCTACCATTGTGCTCATCTAGATCACCTGTCCCTTCCACATATGTAAAGTCCTCTACGAAGAAACCAGCAGGGTAAATGCTTATATCAGGTCCGTCAACCCTTTGAGCAGCTAACTTACGATAACTTGACTCAAGATACTTCTTCTTACCATCCACAATAGCGAAAGGTCCGTATATTGGGTTGCCATCATACGCCCATCCTAGAATAGGTGAGTGATCCTGTCCAAGATCACCTAGGAAGTTCCTAAGATTACGTGGTACGTAGTAATTTACGTATGGATTACCTAAATCAAAATCTCTTGGTGTTTCTAAGAACCCGTCATCTTCTTTTACATCACCAAACTTTGCATATCTCTCTACTTGGTTGATAGTCCACTTCTTGACCTCACTTGAGAAGATAGCACCTTGACCTGGTGTCTTTGCTGTAGCAGTTGTTTGTTGTTGAGTATATCCAGCACCTTTTGTTATCATATCGATGCTTGTTATGACACCATTAGAGATATTCGCTTTTGCTTTTGCACCTACACCATCACCAAGGATGACAATATCTGCACTGAAGAAGTTTTCACCACCATCTTTTATGATTATCTGATCAACACGTCCATTTACAATGAATGGTTGTAAGAAAGCATTCTTACCAACAGCAGGTTCAATGACTGGTTTGAAGTTATCGTTGATAACTGTTGAACCAAAGTCACTACCCTTCTGATTCACATGCACTGCAGATATATTACCTCTGATGATAGGTGTAGCAGTTGCATTGATAGTAGATATACCCTGTCTACCACTGATGTCTACTGTTATAGGAGGATCTTGGAATATATGCTCACCTAGACCCTGATCATTCAATCTTATGAATGATGTGAGTTCTTTACTATCAGATAGTCTGAAACTATTATCATCTATCTTATCAACAAAGTATTGATTGTCATTTGTAAGACCACCTATGGCAGACTCAGTGGATGAATACTTGATTACTTCTGAATTATCGAATCCATGAGAGTGTATCTCTATGGTATCAGTGAATGTATTGATACCTGTGCTTGTATGCACCTCTCTATTCTTGAACAAACCAGCATCTTCTACAAGAACCTTGTCAACCTTCTGTCTTCTATCTGTTGTCTTGAAACTCTGTAAACCACCACCATTAGTTGTAAGGTCTATTGTACCTATACCAGCCAGTGCTTTTGTCCTTGACTCAGAAATGTGGATCTGGAAATCATCTAACTTTACAACAAAGTATGGTGCTGTATCTACCAAAACGCCAGGTGTAATACCAATTCCTATACCTGTACTACCCTGTGTTTGATATATGATCTCCTCACCATGTTTGAATCCATGTGGAGAGGAGAATACAAACCTATCTGTAGCAGTATTGACTACACCACCTGTAGATGTTGAGTCAAATTCTACAGTTTGATGAACAAACTTCATCTTTGCCTTTGCTATGGCTGTAGTATTATTACCACCGATTACTTTTACAGTTGGTGTCTCTTCATAGTCAAAACCCTCAGTATCTACAAGGATTTCATCTAATGTACCCTCTACCTGTGCTATCACAGACGCTGCTGTACCTGCATGTCCATCCTGTGCCACTGTCAACTTAGGTGGATTGACAATATCAAATCCAGAACCAGTGTTCAATACCTCTACACTCTCCAAAGGTCCGAAATAGACGATGTCAGATGACTTGTATGAGTATGCCTCTACACCATTAGCAAAGAGTCCAACACCACCCTGTACTGTCTTATCTTTTACATCACCAAATTCAGGATCACTAAACTTTCTTATAATTTTTTGTGCACCTAGATCAGTACCAAACAGTGAGTTAGGTGTAAGAGTATGTGATGTTTGAGATCCAATATCATCACCTATGAACGCAGTTATGAACTGTCCCCTTCTTACGTTCTCTCCTGTGAATGCCAATTTGACAGTGTTACTGTCAACTCTCTTGACATAGTAAGACTCACCCTCATTCAAATTGGTGAGTGTGCCTATACCTGAAGATGAGTATGCTACAAGATCACCATCATAGAAGTCATGGTCTGGAACATTTATCTCAACTGTGGTGGTATTGACACCGACATTGGTAAATGAGCGAATTCTCTTTTGTGGATCAATTGTCCAGTGAGGTAAACTGTTAGACGCAACATGAACAGCACTACCATCAGTGTATGTGTTCTGTACGTCAGCTGTTCTATCTTTTTGTATTTTTAATTTTCTTCTTATCTTATATTTCTTTGTTGTATCAAGTGTAGGCACACTGACTGATATAGAATCATCTTGATCTTCGTCGAATACGAAAGTTATAGTACCATTCAACTTGTTATCTGGATCATCTTGATCTATGACCTCTATCTCGTCACCGACATAGAGAGAGAAGTTTGCTGCTGCAAGTTTGAAGTTGTAACTGTTTGTGCTTTTGAGAGTGTATGTCTCAATAGCATAGGTAGATGCTGTATTGTATATCCATGTGCTATATCTCAGATCCTTCTCTATTCTTCCTAGTTGGTTTATGTTGACTTCAGATTCTTCTTGTTGGTTGATAGCAGACCCTACAAATTTGTTGAGAACACCAAGCACATTGAATCTGACTGGCAATCCAAGATCACCATTCTCATATGATGTCGCAACTAGACCAGACCTTACAGTTGAACCAATACCACAAGGAGATGTAAGTGTTGATATACCAGTAAATTGTGTAAGTGACTTACCAAGATATGATATTCTCCTATCTTCAAACTCAATGAATCCTGTAGCACCAAACCCTACTGTAGAATCAACATCAATACTGGTAGATCCAGTTGTTGCTGATCTTGTAATGAATGTCTTACCTATCTGTTGGAATTTACCTATGATAGTGCCTTTTGACAGTGCAATCTTGTAGTATGTCTTACCACCAAAGACTGCTTTCTCTACACCTGTGATAGAACCACTTGTTTCTAGTGGTGTGGTCTTCTGTATGATACTTTCACCAGTTATATTGAGTGGATTACCATCTATCAATTCACATATCAATACTTCATTGACTCTATACTCAGCATCTGATGGACTAATGATATATTTTGATGGTTGAATCATCTCAACCTTCTCACCATACAGTGCACCAAATAATATTTTGAATGCCTCCTCTGTACCCTTAGATTTGTAGAAGTCCTTTGATTGTCTTATGAAATTAGATTGATCAAGTTTCTCATCTAATTTTCTCTCAGCAAATCCTGACAATACTTGCTTTTTGAGTTTCTTCATAAACTCTTGCAAGAATACATTACTCAAATTGTGAACTCTAGAGTCCACACCGTGTGTTGCTACACCACTATTGGTAAATGTAAGATACTCTGGTTGATTAGTTCTATTATTATTCTCAATACCACTAAAACCTCTGACACACCCCTCAAATGATGTGGATCCTATTCCTGTATATGTAATTACCTCGTTATCAATCTTCAAAAGACCAAATTGTCTTGGCCATCCCTTTGTAGAGTCAACATATATTACATCATCATTCGCTCTGGTGTATTGACTGACAGAAGTGAACCCTATGAGGTTTTCTGTATTCAAAAAGTCTAAACTCTTGTACTCAACAAGGTTTTCAGCGATGTCTATAGCACCACCTTGACTTTCTTGTGAGATATAATATTGTTTTAGAAAATCACCAAGAAGAGGATTCTCCTCGTCAATTACCTCTGGTATTTGACTCTCAATTACTTCATTTATTTTGACTTTGGTCAATGATGTTTGTATCATTAGTATCCGTATCCACTACTGCTGCTTGAGGAAGATGATGAAGAAGATGTCGATGATGTCTGTGACACACTTGTTGATGAACTATCTATGGCAGTTGTCGGAGTGCTAGTTATAGGAAGACTTGATGCAGAGTGGAATGCACCTGTCATGCGGTCTCCATTTGGCATTGAGTGGAACGCACCGTAGTAAGGTTGTCCATTTACATACCCAACCAGTGTAGTAGCACTAGATGTGCTTGTTATGATAGCACCTCTTACTTTTGCACCGTTACTGTAACTAGATTGTGGGTTATATCTTGTACCAGATGTGTTTGCACCTGTAGATATAGGATCTTCTCTCATAAAGAAGTTACTGTTAGATACATCAAACTGAAGATACAATTCTTTCCTTGCTAGTACGTCATTTGACTGTGGTATCGCCTGTATCTCAATAATATTATCTGATAGAACTGTACCTGTGATGTTTACTGTGTCAATTATGACCTCACCTTTCTTATAATCAACAGATCCGAATGTTGTAGACAGTATCTTGACATTAGTATCAGAGTCAAGTTGGAATAGGAAGAGATTACCTGTATCACCAGATACATGCTGATCAGAGAAGTACACTGTACCAGACACACCAGATATATTGAATCCAGTAGACTTGATATTATAAGATGACTCATTTCTATGGAAGGTGTTGTCAAAACAAATCTCATACTGACTAAACACGTTCAGCACTGCCACCAAGTTTCTTCTAATCCTTATCGTTGTGATATTAGATGTGATAGAGTCACTTACTCTGTCAATCAATGATAAGACTTTACTATACTTGAATCTACCACCAAATTTATTCAATTCTGTGCCACTAGCAAATACACTCATGGCGTTTATGACATCTGTTCTAAGATTTTGTGTGTCACCGACAAAGTTTGCATTATAGTATACATGAGTGTCGAGTTCTACGTATAAGAACTTCAAATCAATGATCTCTGGCACTATACCTGCCACAGAGTAGTTCTTGAGTGATGATAGTATCTGTTTCTTCGTAAACTCTGACAGGAATGATCCGTTCTTAGGTTTCGCTGCGATATAAACTCTACCATACTTGGGTGGTGTCAATTCCTCACCACCAAATGCACTTATAGATTCTATATTAGGATAAACAGATGGCACGATTGCCTCATAGTCATTCGCTGTGACTGCTCTGTGCTGTGAGGAGTATAATCTAGGGGCATAGTATCTTACGCTTCTCACATCCTCTATATCGTCTCCATTTGATGATGGGAATTGAGGTGATAACGCTGCAGTGAAACCAGACTCTGTTGCAAGGTTCTCATTTATAATAGTACCTGCAAATGTCAATCTTACTGCACCATTCCCTTCCTTACCTTCAGTTTTTATGTAAGATATCTCAACGACATTACCATTAGATAATTTGTGTCCGAATATACCATCACCAAACAATACCTCATACTTCTCATCAGTGGTTTCCTGTATTAGGAATATATTTGACGTAGATGTAACACCTATAATATTATCTACTAACTTATACTCTGTTCTAGTGGTGCTTGCGTTATTTTCTTTTACATTTATTCTAATTGTAGATGTATCTACACCATTGTTAGGTAAAATGTATCTTTGATTAGGTAGAGAGTCATTCACTACAAATCTAGATTCAAGATACTGACCTTGGAACGCTTCAAATGTACCTGCTGCTGTTCCTTCAAATGCTGCCCCTGTAACTTCCTCTGGTATGGAGAATAAGAAGTTTACATTTGATACTGTTCCGTTACCTATCAAACCTGGTTGAAATTTTATCGTCTCTGTGGTAGATGTAAGACCAACTATTTCATAATCCACCAACATTCTTGCTGCTCTTCTTGAGCGTGGAACATAACCTATATTTCTTGCTAGTGATACTACGTTTTCTCTAAGTGTAGCACTGTCTATAAATGTCTCGTTTACGACTGCGTTAGTGTTGTATGCTGTGGTATATGAATTATATGCGAGTAGATTTACAATGACAGAAAGGTTTGACCCCTCAAAATCCATATCACTGAAGTTTGAGTTTTGTCTTAGATAATCTTTGATTGAGGTTTTGATGTCCTCAAAGTTTAGATTGGTAAATTGTTGCAGTGCCATTATAACCTTGTTGGTTCTAGTATGAAGTTGACAGACTGAGAAGGGGCAGAGAGACCAATAAGATCATATCTTATCGTGACATCAACTGCGTTACGATCAGGAAAAGACTTGAAATCTACTCCTGTCAATTTTACCCTTGGTTCAAAGTTTTTGAGAACAGTCTCTATCTCTGTTTTCATAGGATCGATATAATCACTATTTGCCAACTCAAAGAGCGATCCACTGATTCTTGTGCCTAATAGTTCGTTGAAGAATACTTCACCTCTTATAGTGCGAACTAAATTTTGCACAGAACGTTTGATGGCATCCTCATTTTTCAATGTAAGGATGTCTCTTGTTACTGGATGTTTTTTGAAGGACAAAGATATATCTTTGAATCCTTGCGAAAACCTCTGTGCTGGCACTCGTTTTTATAGTCTGGGTATATTTATCATTATTTAGAGACAAAAAAAGACCCTCTACTGAGGGTCGTCTTCATGTCCTAGGTATCTAACCTCTATTTCGTCGGGGTGAGGGAACCCTTCTCTATAGTAATCCTCTGCCAGTTCTTGTATTTTCTCCTCCATCTCTTCCTCTGTGATTGACTCGAACTCTAACGATCCTTTGATGTATATGTCATACAGTTCCATATCTGTTATATTGATCATCGTCATTATCTATATGATTCTAGTTTTCTCATGACCTACCCTACACTGTGGATCAACCCATATTTCAAAACCTGCTTTGATTGCATCAAGACAGAATGATACGTCTTCACCACACATATCTTGTACCTCACCAGAATCAAATACCTGCATCTGTGGAGCAAACCAAGGATACTTCATTTCCTTATGTTCAAACACACCTTTCTTGATAAGTAACCAACCAAATCCAGAATAGTCAACAGTAAATGGTTTACGTCTTTTTACAATGCCCTCAACCATCTCATGATTCATGACTCCACCATTCTCTTTGAAATCATCCTCTTCTAACCAGTGTGCACATGATGTAGTTCTACCATCCTCTGTTGCATACCATCCACCTGCAATATCTTTATCCATAGCGATCAGACGATAGAATGATTCATTAGAAAATACGATATCACTATCAATCCATAGTTGATAATCATAGTTGAGTTTGCCATCCCAAGGTAATTGATCAGGTCCTCGTAATACGTTCGCACCAAGACATTTACATCTTGCAAAGTTCACCATAGAACTATAGTCTTGTGCTATCTGTATATTTGCTCCGTTCTGTACCAACTCGAAACAGAGTGATACGAAATTCTTTAGGAAGACGTATGATACGCCTCTGCCAGGTAAGCAGAATACAACGCTCTTACCTTGGATCAATTTCTTTGCTGCTTCAATATCAAAAGTGTCTTTTGCTTCAACAGTGGGTGGTTTAGATACCACCTTAAATCCTTTAGCCATAATTAGAGTTCAGTCATAATCATTATAACAGTTTATATAGCGTCTATCAACTCGATAGTTTTATTTGCCATTAGTATGTGACCTTGTGCACTTGGATGCCCACCTTTTCTACCTTGAGCATAGTTCTCTGGATGCTCTATCTCAGTGCCTAGTAATTCTTTTTGAATGTATACAGGTTTGTAGTCTTTACACATACTTCTCCAATATCCAATGTCTCCTTTATAGAATTTTTCAGGTTTTACAATAATACGTTCAAAGTGATCGGCAATCAATGACACATATTTCTGTCCTACACTCTTACAATATGAGTCAAATAAGAATATATTCTTCCACATGTTCTCTGCTGCAAAGATGTCATTGTAGACAGACAAATAGTATGCTCTACTCCTCTGTGTATCATTTGCCCTCTGTGGTGTCCACTTCTGTATGAGTTGATTGTCGAAATACTCTATTCTAGGATGAACTGTGTATTGTATAACAACTACGTCAGGAGAACTGGTATTTTGTAGATGTCTGATTGTATTTCTTACTATCGCATCATTACTGATACCACACTCTGATATGTTTGTGTGTTTGGTATCATAATGTTTTGATACAAGAGAACTATATCTCTCGCTAAATCTCTTTTGTAGTTCATCACCCCATGTGATACTACATCCACTAAAACACAGTGACATCATACTTATGTGAAAATTCTATTGCATCCCCTATGGTGTTGACCATAGGTTTACCTTTGATATTCAAAGATGTATTCAATAATACAGGACACCCAGTACGTTCGTACCAGCACTCCAGTATTGGTCTTAGAATACTCTCTGAGTCTTTTGGTACTGTTTGTACCCTAGCAGATCCATCGACGTGTATACAGGCAGGTATCGCCCTCTGCTGCTTACATTTATAAACGTAAGACATATACCTTGATTGTTTAGGCATATCGAAATAATCTTGAGCGTGTTCCTCAAGAACTGCAGGTGCAAATGGTCTGAACTTATCTCTCCTCTTTATTTCGTTTACTAGGTCTTTGGTTTCAGCTTTCCTTGGATCCGCCAGTAAACTTCTATTACCCAAAGCACGAGGACCAAACTCAGCACGGCCATTTGCAACCCCCACGACTCTTTTTTCGAGGAGTCCATCAACAACTCTCCTTGGATCACATAACTTCTGTATATTATATCCTAGGTAAGGACTGAAGGCAACCTTCTTACCATATGCAAGACATGCTGCACCCAGAGCACCACCTGCGTCACCAGGACAAGGCATAATCCATAAGTTATACATTTCCCTTAGTCCAGTGTTTACGACACAGTTGAGTGCGACACCACCTCCATAGCATATGTGCTTACTATACTGTGCTGCTCTAGCAAATATAGTATTGAGTTCTAGTTGTAGTATTCTCTCTGCACTCTTTGCGATATCACACTTGTCATAGTCTCCTATCCTCGCTCCCTTATGATTATTCCTATGCAACTGCTTCTCTACTACGTTCATATGCACGGGATTACCAAACGCTGCCATACCCATAAAGATATACTCCTCGTCCAGTGGTCGCAAACCTGCCCACTTGGTGAGTGCTGAGTACCACAAACCTATAGATTGCGGATACCACTGCGACCATCTCTTCTTATAGCAAGCGTGACCTTGTTTATATTCAGCAGTCCATATAGATGTACAATCCCACTCTCCTATACTATCAACAACAACTATCGCTGCTTCGTCAAAAGGTGATGTCTGAAACGCTGCAGCAGCGTGTGACTTATGATGACTATGATACTCTGTAGGTTGGAGTGTCAGGTGTCTGTGTCTATACCATGCCTTCTGACCTGCAAAAAACTGCCTTGTTCTTTTCAACCATGGTCTTTCGTAGAATGCTACCTTCTGGTCATGACATAATAACCGTGCAGTGGCAGCAGCAGTGACATCAAGGTTCTTATCATGCTTTATCTTAGAATATCTTTCTGAATGTGAAGCATAACAAATCTTACCATCATTGACCACAGCGACTGCTGCATCATGAAACCCTTCACTAAAGCCTATCATATATTCTACCTCGCCTCCTCATATCTTTCATGTTTCTCATCATAACATACTCTTTCGCTATTGTCTCATACAACTCTCGTTGTGGGTAGTCGCCAGGATGAGTTTGAGTGCGTGGTAGTTCATCCTTTTCAAACCCAAAGGTATCTTTATAGTTGTCCCGATCCATATTGAAGTAGTATGCGTCTATGTTGTTATGTTTGAAGTATCTCTCTATTCTTCTCACCTGCTGCACAACAGTGTCAAGGTATATCCACAATAAGTCTCTATCAAGATTGTATAACACTGAGGCATCCTCGGTTTTATATCTGTGGTACGCATGCTTATTACTATATCGTTTCAACTTACTAGCAAAACAATCAATCAAGTCTTCTTTGTATGGTATGACATTCTTTCTCGACCTGTATATGTTTACAACATACTTTTCTTGCTCAGTCAAGTCTGTAAGTAGTCTTGTTGGTGTACCCAACATTTGTCTGCCCATGATTATGTAAGGATCAAAGATAAAATCAACATCACACAATTCTTCAACCAAAGGGACGATACAATTTGCATTATCCCTCAAATATGGTTGTAAGAAAGTCCCAAGATAATTTATAGAAGGAGATACAGGGAATTTTTCCTGTAATAATGTAAACCACTTGTCCGTAAAGAACACCTCAACAGGGTCTTTGTCCTTCATCAAGTCATCAGGGGGTTTTCTATCTCTTACATTACCAAAGTAACGCTCCATCAGGTCACCACCCACTTCACTGGTATTAGAATGTAGTTTGATGCTATCAGTATCGCTCTTTGCTACCTCCCACAAGTATTCATGTAAGACACCACCCTTGTGCTTGACCTTTTCACCAAATGGGGTCTTAGTTTTTATCGCTGTCTCTATATCTGACTGACCATGTCTTAGCACATATGACTTTTCAACTCTCATATCGTTGTCATGCCATTGTTTGTAGATATAGTATGGATACTTGTTCTTTGTATATGATTTCTTATTGATTTCTATGAGTTGCATCATGTGCATCTTACCCATGTTGGGTGTCGCCCAGTAATTGATCATATGAACTCACCCCACGTATCAGGTAAGACCCCAAACTCGTCCTTCCATGCCTTGTAGACAGGGAATAGTACATTTCTACCATATTCATATAACTCAGGTGTCAGAGGGTCTCTGACTGACCCCCACTGGTCTTTGAGGTAATCATACTGTGGTGCTTTATCTGCTGCTTCTGGCCAAAAGGCATTATGGTGAATCTTTGTTATAGGGAATCCTAAAAAATCTGATACTTTCTTTGTCTGCTCCTCAAATCTACTTGGTTCCCAGAACTCTTCCATGACAAGTTGCAACGTAGGCACATACTTCTTGAACTTGCGGTAAAACTCAACATAGAACCTTGTACAACTCTTATGAAGTTCACCACGGAACATCTCATGTATACTGGTATATTGTCTTTCAGTTGGATTGTCTGGATATAACCACCCCTCCTTCAGTCTTTCGCCACTGACATCATTACATGTGAACTTCGCACTAAAATCAGAGTATGACCTACGCACAGGGTCTCTTGCTACAAATATACACTTGACATCAAAGTGTTCTTGTAGTATTGGAATATACTTCTCAAGAAAAGGTTCTCTCAACCATGAGTTACCATTAGCGAAGTCAGAGACACCATAGTAATCATCTTTGATATTCTCATAGTGTATCTTATAGTAGTCGATATATTTCTGGATACTAGGTGGTTCTGCAATCCAGTCTCGTATGAACTCCTCTGTATGTCTGGTGTATGGTGAGTGACAATTCAGAGATGGTGGTGTGAGAGGATCGTCTTTACCTAATAATCTCTCATAGGGATCTGATGTGTACTTCCACATTGGCATATTGAAGTACTCATAGTTTTCTAGCTCGTTCAGATATCCTGTCTCTTTTTTATGACCACCATGAAACCCCTTGTTATCTAACGCTACCGTATAATAAAAGGGGGTTGTTGCAGAGTGACCCCATCCACAAAATACCAGAAGAGGTATTTTACTCGTCGTCATCTTCATAGATGTATGGGTCTTGGCGACGGAGTTTCCAAAGTTTGTACTCACCGACTATCCACTTCCAGAGTCTTTTCATATTATAACCATGATTGAGGTATATATCCGAATTCTTTCTCCCATCCTTTGTATACTTTCTCAAGTTTGTTCATACCCCACATAAGGTCATCATCTGACAGTTTTTGTAGATCTGCAGGTGTATGGTCTTTGTTTATGCCAATATAAGGACAATATACGTTTGCATTGACTTTATCGATATCACGTCCTAGAAAGTCACTGAGACCACTCTGATCGTACCAGAACTCTTCCATAACGATAGGATACGTGTCAAACACTCTTTTATAGTTTTTATAGATCTTTAGATAGTCGCAATTGTGATCTATGCGTTTTGACTTCCAATATTCGATACTATCCTTATATCCCGTCACATCTGCAGTTCCACCCCTCCATTCATCAGGATGTTCGCTTGTATTGTATTTGTACTCGACTGACGCTTCAGAATACCATCTTCGCACTGGATCACGGAATATCATGATTACTTTGACAATAAAGTGCTTTTCTAGCTCTGTCTTGATAGATGCAAGAAAATTGGAAGGTAATATGGCATTACTGTTTGAAAAGTCGGATAATCCGATATATCCCTTCTTTTTGTTCCTTTCCCAAAGGTCAAGGTGATATTTGATGTAAGTATGGATAGTTGTCTTCTTTTTGAAGATATTTTCCAAATATTCCAAATCAAGCGGTATAGAGTTGCTATCAATCGCAGATCGCACTCTATAGTTGTGTCTTTCGTTGAAATACCGTTTTGCTTGCTTTAGATCGGTCTGTAGTAGGTAAAGGTAGTATAATATGTTATTCTCGACAACAAGACCATGATGTGTGATCTTTTGGCATACTTGCAGTGTTTTGCATAGTGGTTTAGTTCCAGACCACGCTACACCTGCATTGATTAGTAATAGTGGTTTATTTTCCCCATTCATCTGGAATATACCCGAATGTCTTTTCAAATTCTTTATATACCTGATTCATTAGTTGACGACACTTCTTATACTGATCATCTGTGATATCTACGATATCAGACGAGTATTGGTCACTCAACCAATCTAACTTAGGTGGATTCGACCCCATATCGGGATAATACACATTTTCATGTATACTTGTGAACTTATAGTCAAAGAAGTCTGATAACATCGCTAATTGGTCTTTCTCTTTATCAGGATTGTGAAAGTCCTCCATAACGATTGCTTTCACGTTTTCTTTACCCCATATCTGTGCATGTCGCCTGTATATCTGAGAATAGTATGCATTGGGTTCAAATGCACCTGATAACCACTGATACATCACCTGTATGGGTGTCATTGCCTCATTTACCTGTTTATTACGCTCAACTCGATCAGGATAGAATTTATTCTTCAATTGTTTGCGTTGACTGTATTCTTTATTTTTTACACACTTATTTGCCACAGAAAACAGTCTTCTTACAGGATCTCTGAATTGCATGGTCACTTTGACATCAAAATGCTCAAGTAACTGATCTTTTATAGATGCCATGAAGGGAATTGACAATAATGCACTCTGATTGGAAAAATCACCTACCCATTCAAATTCATCCTTCACATTATCCCAATGTCTCAACCAATACCTAATATACTTGTCTATATGCATAGGACTTCTGAAAAACTCATCTTCTTGCTCCTTTGTCCACTTACCTACAACATATTTTGAGTGTTGTGTCAATATATCTGGTTTTCCCTGTTTTCTTGCCTGATCAGGTTTAGGTCTAGTCTTATCTGGTTTCTCTGCCTTCAATTGCTTAGTACCTGCCATCAAATGATAAAGATACTGAGGTTCTTTGCAATGTCCGTTGAAAACACACTTATGATCCCATGAAACCGTGTAATGGAACGGAGATGTGGCAGAAAAGCAAGTTCCGACGTTTAGTAGTAGTTTTACTTTTCCCATGACTCAGGTATGTAGTGAAATTCCGATTTAAAGTTATTATATACCCATTCTAGTCGATTTCTACCGTATTGTAAATCATCATCCGTCAAATCTTGCATATCGCTCTGCCATTGGTGTTCTAGACCCTCTATATGTGGCATATTTGTTCCTCGTTCTGGAAAATACAGATTTTCACTCATTTTGTCTATTTTGACACCTAGAAACTCAGATAGTCCTCTAGGATCTTCCCATACCTCCTCCATAATCACAGGATAGACTTTTTTGAAGGCAGATGACCAATTCTTGTAAACTTCTACGTAATCTGGCAGTAAGTGTGAAGGACTACTGAGTTGTGACCTCCAATATGTGATACTATCTGGATATCTCTCGTGACTGTCATTCCATTTCTTGAAATACCATGCTGACATCTGAGAATACGACCTTCTGACGGGATGTCTCCAAATTGTAGTCACTCTGACATCAAATTCTTCTTCTAGCACTGGTGCAATCTGTTTTAGGAAGTATGGAGGTAGATCTGTGTTACTATTTGAGAAATCACTGACTCCTAGGTGACTATCGACGATATGTGACTTGATATAATTGATATACCACTCTAAAGTCGTATTTTTTATGACAAAGTCTAGACCTCGCTTCTTATGTACCGTATGCCAGTAAAAATTTGCATGTACAGGTTTGTATTGCTTCTCATATAAGTAATACAGGACATTACACTCTGTGGTATGCTGTCTATTAGGACAAATAGCATATCTCACGTCCGAAAGTGTGTCGCAAAGTGGTTTAGTCGCTGACCAACCCACCCCTGCGTTCAAATGTAATATAGGTTTCATGAGAGTTCCATTAATTATCGGTGCAGGGACTGGTTGGAGTGCTACAAGTCCTCTTCACCTCACATTACAGCGTTCTAACAAGTGTGCCCATGTAGGATTACAAAAAGAGAGTCACTTACTATATCATGTATATAGTGACGAGGCATGGAAGTGGAGAAAACCTTGGTATGACTTCATTATGGGTAAATCTGAGAATCCACACTACAAAAATGAGTGGCATCTCAAAGATAAGTACGCTTTTACCGAAAATTTAGACGAGATTGAAGAATTATTTACAAAACCGACGCTAGACACGTATATCAAGTACTACAAAAGACATTATGAGAGAATAAAACACGAATATGCCTATGTTGCTGACTTTTCTAACAGCAATGCCATGCTTCCACAGAAATTTTTACAAGATATAGCACCAGAACTCAGAAAACACTTCAAAATCAAGGTTTTGATCATTTTTCGTGATCCAGTTCGCAGATTATACAGCGAATTGTCGGCACAATACCAATATGACGAGAATATTCGTAAAAAATACCCTACATCGAGAGATTATTTCTGGAGTTATCTTACGATAGGCAATTATAGCATGAATTGTGAGTTTGTCAAGAGGATAAAGTATTATAAATCGATTTTTAGTACCACAACTATCGTTTCCGAAGATTTATGGGGTGGTAAAAACGATGCTTTAGCAAAACTTAGTAATTTTTTACACTTCGACATCAAAAACCTATACCCTAACTGCTATTATCCTGAAATGGGAACAAAAGCACCACACCATGAGAACCTTAGTGACCAGTATAAGTCGGATTTGGAGGATTTGACTGATGATGACTTGAGTTTTGGTCGAAGATGCCTTGCCAAATACTATGATGAGTGGTATGATATGTTTGGGACAACGCCTTGGAGGTGTTGAAAGATCAAATTATGCCCTAGTTCGTTAGGGTGACCTGTAACATAATGGTTGGGGTGTGTATCAGGTCTGCCAATTAGGTCATATAAGGTTTTCATACCACTCCAAGGCACCACCTTCTTGAAAATACTGTCATTTGTTGATGAATCCTCTGTGCTTTCACTCAATCTCCAGAAATAATGCGGTATGTCACGTAAATATTGATCTAGAATATACACATTCTTCCATAAATTCATATTTCTCATCTCTTGAGAGTCCAAATACTTATAATATACACTTGATTCCACGTTTTTTGTCCATGGTGTTATGCTTTTCCACTCATTTTCGTAGTATGTTGACCTTCTAGGCACTGTAAATTGCGTTACAACGTAGTCTACATCGGGATTTTGCTCAATATACTCGATAGTTCTCATGACAATCATGTCATTTGACAGTCCGCACCGTGCAATGTTGACATGATTCTTGGAAAATCTGTCTTTTTCAGGGTTTACCAACTCATCACCATATGTTATACTACATCCAGAGAATAAAATCATGAATAAAAAACTCAGAATTGACCATATAAGAGCAAAACTATCTAGTGGAGGAGTAGTTATTGGATCTTGGCAACAATTACCATGCACAGAACTCGCAGAATTGATGGGTTCTTTCGGATTTCAGTTCGTGGGAGTGGATTTAGAACACAGTAATATCACAAGAAACCAGTTACCAAACATATTTCGTGCTTTAGAAATTGGAAATACGCTCCCTCTAGCGAGAATTGCTAAACCTGACCCCTATCTTGCGGTAGAAGCAATGGAACAAGGTGCTGGTGGCATCGTAGTTCCACAAGTAAGGACTGGAAAACAGATGTCAGACATCAAAGATGCGATTGCATACCCACCAACAGGGTCAAGAGGTCTCGGTTTCAACAGAGCAAACGGATATGGTAGTCATTTTCACGACTATCTTGAGGGTGTAGGTCAGAGTCCTCTACTCATTCCTATGATAGAGCACTATGAAGCGATAGAAAATATAAATGACATACTAAGTGAAGACGTAGACGCTGCTTTGATAGGACCTTATGACCTATCAGCGTCTATAGGATGTGCAGGTGACTTCACCACTCATGAGTTTCAAGTTCAATTAGACGCATACAAGAAAGGATGTATCATAAATCGGGTGCCGATAGGATATCATATACCTGGTAATCATCTATCAGCAGATCCTGAGATAGAATATGAACAGAGAATATCTGAGGGATATAAATTTATCGTATACTCAGGTGACGTAAACTTCATCAATAGACCCAGAAAGACCATAGAGACGATTCTAAATACATGATGGACATTATTCACATCAAAGAACCTTGGGAGTGCTATGCTTTTGAGAATTTCCTGTCACCAGAAAGATGGGAGACAATAAGAGAATTAGGTCAGAAGCATCTGAAAAATTTTTATGAGGTTGGTGCAACAACTCAAAACTATGAGAAGAAAGAATTAGCAGTCAGAAACAAATATAGTTTCTATGAGAGTGAAGATATCATACCAGAGACTAATGAGTTGTTTTATAAGTATGATCTACCTCACCGTGGATATGAAGGCAAGTTGAAAAAGATAATACACTGGGCAATCGCACCCTCAAAGTGGACTTACCCTCCACACTGTGATAATAGAGCAAGAATAAGCACAACCATATTGTATGTTGACCCATTGAAGAGTGATGGAACGATATTACATAAGAATCTCAGTAAGAATGATAAAGGAGACCATGAAGAAGCAAGTGACCCTTCAGAGTACACATATGAATTAGAGTGGAAACCAAACAAGGCATTTTTCCACAACTCTCTTCCAAACATCACATGGCATAGTATCAGGAATTCTTATGATGTACCTAGAATCACACTAAACTCATTTTTTGTACAAGAAGACTTGGTATTGAAAAATAGAATTTACTCAGGACGTGAGATTGACATAGAATAGTGGACTTTCTTTTCAACGCAGGTACGGGTTGGAGTGGCACTACTCCTTTTTACTTTACGCTTGCTCAAGATCAAAAGTATGTACACACAGGATACTCGAAAGAGACCTGCTATCTGAAGTTGATGACAAAGTCAGATGAGAAGAGAGAATCATACATCAGATACAAGTACATAACCAGTTTGCCAGGTGAACCATGGATAGATGCTGTTGACAACCGACAGTTCATCAATCCTAATGAGACTAGACAACATCTACAACCACCATACAGTATCAAGAAGTATGTTGACTACTATGTAAGATTAGCAGAGAGAGTGAAGGGCACATATCATGCTGTAGGTGACTTCTCCAATAGCACCTTTTACTTAGATGAAGAGTTTCTACTCGAAGTATACACAGAACTGAGAAAACACTTCAATGTCAAGGTTACATTCCAGTTCCGTGATCCTATCTACCGATACTTTTCTAGAGTAGGTAAGTATGGTCATCACTTCTCTATGTGGACACAGCAAGAAAAGGATATATTGAAGAGGGCAAAGAAAAAGAAGAAGTTTGACCACATAGGAACATACAAACGTCTTCTGACAGAGGAACCGATACATGAAGGTGCTTTATATGTCGATGGTATCAAGAAGTTCAGAAGAGTCTTCGGTAAACACAATGTATTACCTGTAGTCATGGAAGAGTTCTTTCGTGGAGAGCAAGACATCAGTTGGTTTCTAGAATATCCAATCACTAAGATACATGAGAATGTATTTGTACCAGAGAGAGGAACAAAGGCACCTAAACTAGAAGGTCTGGTCGATCAGTGGTCGTCAGAACAGGACGATATCTCACCAGAGTTATATGAGTGGTCTAAACAATATCTTGGTTTCGTATATGATGAGTGGAAGGAATACTTTGGTAAACTACCTGACTACTGGTATTCCCATGCTGATGGTATATAACCAAACGTCTTCTCAAAGTTCTCGTAGACATATCCTAGTTTCTTCTTTCCCATATCAATCGACTCTTGAGTAATATCCTCCTTATCTGATTTCCATTGGTCATCTAAGTGGAGAGGTTCGTTCGGGTGTCTAGATCCAAGATCAGGTGTGTAGACATTATAGTGTAGAGTCTTGATATCATAGTTTAGAAACTGAGAGAGACCGCTATGGTCTTTCCACAGATCCTCCATGATGATTGCATAGGTGTCAAAGTGTGGGGCAAAGGTATTGTAGATACGATCATACTGAGAAAACTTGATACCCTTATCATTACTGACACCAGTGGTGAGCACATCTTGAAATTTCTTGTTTGTACCTACAGACGAGAACAGACGACGTATTGGGTCACGGAATATCATAGTCACCTTCATGTCGAAGGCATCATTCAACTTGTCTGCAATCGATTCCACAAACTCTGGTGTCAGACCTGCATAGTGATTTGTGAAATCACCTACAGACTCATACCCTTCAATCTGATTCCAGTGATTCGTATAGTATCTGATATAATCGTCAATCGTTTCTGAACTCTCAAAGAAGTCATGTGGATAATATGAGAAAAGAAATGGCATCAGTCTCATCTTCGCACTGTCGGGAGGATGTGGTTTACACTTGCTTCTATCCTTGTTCTGTAGATATAGTAAGAACCCAGTCTCCTTCTTATGACCTGTGTGTACATACTTGTTATCATGACAAAGTGAGAACCACAGTGGATTCGTAGCGGAGAAGTGTGTCCCCACGTTCAATAGAAATTTTATCCCCACTGCTTTGGTATATACCCGAAGGTATCCTCAAAGTCTTTATATACGTCCTCCATATTTTTATACAATCTCTGATAATGCTCTGGTGTCAGTGGTTTAGGGTCGCCATCAATCCATTGATCTGCCAGATACTCATGTCTTTTGAAATCACCAGCAAAGCAGTTAGGATGTATCGTATCAATCTTGATACCAAGGAAGTCCTCAAGTAAATCAACCTGCCCGTCCCAGAACTCCTCCATGACAATCGGACATATTCTCTCTTCACCAAAGACAGATGCCCACTTCCTGTATATCTTACCATACCAAGAGAGAGGGTCAGGACTATCAAAGTCATAGTAATGATTCTGAGAATACAGACGACGCACGGGATCTCGGAAGATGATTGTGATCTTGAGATCAAAGGCATCGAGTATCTGATCTCGGATCTCTCTCATATATGATTCTCTCATCATCGCATTGGTATTACTGAAGTCACCAACAGAGGCATACTCATGCTTTACATGTTCCCATACTCTTTGATAGTAAGATATGTAATCCTGTACAGTGCCAAGTTGAAACTTATGATAGAAACCAGGATACTGTAGGTGAGATGGTTTGTTAGGTTTCTCGTGTGCCTTGT